GTAGTTGATGCCGCTGGCAAGCCATCGAAAGAATTAACGCAAGCCTTAGAGAAATCAGGCACTTCATTTGACGATCTAGCCACACAAGCTCAAGCAGAATTAGCAGGCGAAGCTGTAGACCCTGCTCAGGCAGCAAGGCAAGCCGTATTACAGACAGAAGGGTTAACCCCTACTAAAGCGCAAATAACCAGAAATGCCGCTGACTTCCAAGCACAGCAAGAAGCGGCCAAAACATCAACAAGGGTTAGAGATGCGTTAGAGCAACAAGAAGCCGTATTAACTAGCCGGTTTAATAATAGAGTGCTAGCGACAGGTGGCGAGGCTGACTTGCCTACAAATACGATTGTTGACACTGTAGTAGACAAAGCTACAGATTTAGATGATGACATATCGGCATTGTATAAGCAGGCTAGAGAATTAGCCCCTGATGAAAAGAATGTGCGTTTTACCTCTTTAACTCAGAAGCTAAAAGAATTAGCCCCTTCTAACCGTGTTACAGGCGGCGCTGTAGAGGCTGTTGTGGGCGAGTTACAAAACAAAGGCGTACTAGATAAGAATATGAAAGTAGTTGGCCTTATAGGTGTTGAGGCGGCAGAAGACGTAAGAAAGCTGGCTAATGAGTTATTTGACCCCACGAACCCATTTAGAAACGGCGTATTAAGACAGATTAAAGACTCTCTCGATGATGATGTATTTAAAGCTGCAGGCGGCGATGTATTTAAGCAAGGCCGGAGGGCTAAAGCAGCATTCGAGAAAGAGCTAAGCAGGGCTAAGATATCTAAATTTGATAGCCGTAAATCTAACCTTGTTAGGGATGTATTGGAGAATAAAATAAACCCTGATGAGTTGGTCGATAAAGTGGTATTTAGTAAGAAATGGCGAGCTGCAGACCTTGCACAATTAACCGATTATGTAAAAGGCACAGAAGCAGGCGACCAAGCGCTAAGAGATTTGAAAGCCGATGTTCTTACAAATATTAGAGATAAGGCATTTATAGGTCCTGCAGATGAAAATGGATTTAAAGCTTTAAGCCGTGACAAGCTAGAGAAAGCTATTAACAACATAGGGGAGGGCAAATTAAATATAATCTTCTCTAAAGAGGAAAGGACTTTTCTTAAAAATATGCTGAATGTGGCAAGACTTAGAGAGCCTGTTAGAGGCACTGCTCAAGGGAGAGGCCCAAGCGCTCAAGCTATTTCACGATTAGAGCAAAAGATTAAATCTTTGCCTGTTGTTGGGCCTTTGATTGATTTGGTTGATTTTGACGCTCAAGGGAGAGCCGTATTAAAAGCTAACCCCGCTAAAGCATTAAGAGAACCTATAACTATAGATGTTGAGACTACAGCTATCACTCCAGCGATTGGCGCGGCGGCGGTAGGACTTACACAAGACGAACAATAGAAAGGAATCAACATGGGACGCTCAATAAACCCAGTACCACAGTATTTAGACAATGCGGGTGATATTGTCGTAAATGGTAAAATGTTCTACTTTGAAAGCGGAACAACTACCCAAAAGACTACTTTTGCTGATGCTGCGGAAGAAATACCAAACGCTCACCCCGTGCCTTTAGATGCTAATGGCAGGCTTCCTAATGTATTTTTTACAGGTACGGCTAAACAGGTTCTAACATTTGAAGATACAACCCAGATATGGGAGCGCGACCCTGTAAGCGCTGATGACGTAGAAGGCGCTTTTGGCTCATGGCTAGCCTCTGAAACCTATGATTCTGGTAATATTGTTACAGGCTCGGATGGAAGCTACTACAGATCGAATACCAACGGGAATGAGAACAACGACCCTACAAGCTCAACAACATGGACACGGATTAGGTTTTTATATAATTACAATGCAACACAGACTTATGATATTGACGATGTAGTTATTCAAAACAATCAATTATATATATCTCAAGTAGTCGCTAATACTGGTAATTCTCCAGATTTAGCCGATGTTACTAAGTGGAAAAATATATCTAATAACTTCGATTTATACGTTGACTCAGGCGCGGCTGATGCTTATGTATTGACCGCCTCAAGCAATACCTTTGCCCCTCAAGTATATGAGGAAGGCATGATTATTAAGTTTGCATCAACTAACACTAATGCAGGCGCGTCTACAGTAGCAGTCCAAGGGCTTCCCGCTGAGGATTTATTAACCAGCAGCGGCGGCGCACTTATAGGGGGTGAAGTATTTGGATTCATTGAGGCTAGATATAACGGAACAGCCTTTTTAATCACTAACTCTCTGCCGATTCTAAACCGTGGTTTTATTGATGGGTTAATAACCAAGAATGACGGATCAAACCCCAATACTGATATTAATATTGATTTAGGACAGTGCGTTGACAGTACAAATACAGTAAATATAAACCTGACCTCTATATTAACAAAACAGATAGACGTTGATTGGGTTGAAGGCACTAACCAAGGCGGCTTCCCTTCTGGATTAACTTTAGCGATTGACACTTGGTATCATTTATTTGTGATTGCCAAGCCTGATGGTACTGTTGATGCAGGATGGGACACTTCGGTTAATGCTACAAATCTACTTACAGACGCCACTGACTACACTGTATTCAGGCTTATAGCGTCTAATTTAACGGATGGATCAGCTAATATAATCAAGTATTTCCAAGATGGAGACAATTTTGATTGGGATGTTCAACCAGAAGATTTTGCAGGCGCTCCGTCCAATACAGGTCTTCCTCAACAGATTAGCGTGCCTCCTACTGGCGTTCTTGCCTATGTAAGTGTCCTTTTGAACGCGAACTCACTGGCTAATATTCTAATCACAGCCCTAGCGCAAACAAACACTCCAGCGGCAGATGCAATAAATACAATACGTGTTTCATCAGCAGGTGAGAACTCTGCCGCTACGATTTATGTAAGAGCCGATTCTTCTAGCGAGATTCGACAACGTGGTAATAATGCAGGCGCTGCGCTAAGATTGCAGACTAGAGGTTGGATAGACAGCAGAGGCAAACAATAAATCCCATTAACCCCAACTAAAAGGACATAGTAATGCCGCATCAAAAGGCCAAACGTAAGAAAACAGGTAGCCCACGAAAGACGACACTGGCTAAAAAGAAAGCTGACAGTTCTAAATCCACAGCTAAGAAGAAAAAACAGGTTTTATTGGCTATTAGAACGCCGGGGAATAAAAAAGCATGACAGAAGAACAAGCCATTATAGCCGTATTAGCCTTATCTGCTTTATATATAGGCACTGCGATCTATTGGGTGGTAAGCGGTAATGACTCACAAAAAAGGGCGGCTCTAGTTTGCTCTTTAGGGGCTTTGGTTTGTTTTGGTCTTGAAGAGCTTATCTATCCTGATGAGCTTACTGTTCTGTCTTCTGTATGGTTTCACGCCGCTATGGCCGCAGCCTGTTTGCTTTGGTCTTATGCTGTAGCAGCGCTTAGTGGGGCCATATTCGTATCTATATCCATCGTGCCGTTGGCGATATTAAATATCATGATGATTATCAACTACCAAATCTATGGCACTGCTTATACAGGGATGGTTGCTTCATGCACCTATATAGCCATAGGTATGCATTTAACGATATTAATAATAGCGAATTATACAAATGGAATTGCTCTTAATAACCCTAGCGTTAAGCACGCTCATAATGTGGACATGGAGACATTGTGAATACCTTTTTGAAGTTTGGCGAACTATTAAGCGAACCCGTAAATCAGATGATTAGTCACGTAATGACTAAGTTTGGCCTAGGTTCTATATTGACCGGCGGAGGCTTAGCGGTTGCACAGCATACCCAAGTGATAGAGCAGGGTGGCGGGATTACAAGCTGGCTAACAATCTTGGCCATAGTAGGCAGCATTCTATTCATTACTCAGAAGATAGTTGAAACCGTTTGTACCATTGTATTAACACGGCATAAGATGAAAGGTAAATAATTGAGCACTTATAAATTAAGTAAGACCTCAAACAACAGGCTAGAAGGCGTACATGAAGACCTTGTAGCGGTGATTAATCGAGCTATTGAGATAACCCCTTATGATTTTGGAATAACTGAGGGATTACGATCATTAGAGCGACAACACGAATTAGTCCAAAGCGGAGCCTCTAAATCTATCAACTCCCGCCATTTAACAGGTCATGCCGTAGATATTGGCGTATATGTTGGCAAGAAGCTAACTTGGGAAATAGGTTATTATAGAAAGGTTATACAAGCCTTTGTAACGGCGGCCATAGAATTAGGCATACATGTGGAGTTTGGCGCGTTATGGCGTAACTTTGCTGACGGCCCACATATCCAATTAAGCTGGAAAAAATACCCTAAGAAGGATTTATAAATGAGCTGGACAGATAAACTAAGAGACTACGCCCCCGACATAGCTACGGCTATCTTAACCGGTGGAGCTTCATTACCTGCATTAGCTTTAAAGGCTATTGGTGATGCCACAGGCGCTCAAGTGTCCACTATGGAGCAATTACAGTCAGCGGTAGAGACTGCCGATCCAGCAACCATGCTTAAGATAACCCAAGCAAATAACTCGTTTAAGCTTCGTATGAAAGAGCTGAGTAACGACCTTACAGCCAGCGAATTAACTGATAAACAGAACGCACGAAAAGAGCACAAGCATAGTAAAATGCCCGCTGTTATAACATGCCTATTAACATGCATGGTATCTGGCCTGCTCTATTCTATTATGCATACCGAGCTAACTGCTAATAACCACGACTTGGCTATGATGATGTTTGGCCAAGTATTTGCTTTATGGGGCGCAAGTATTACTTATTGGGTAGGTACAACCAGAAGCAGCGCTAACAAAGATAAGAAGTAGTTTCACGTGAAACCAATGTGACCATTTTGGGCGTATTGTGACAATTATGGACGATTTATAAACTAATGCCACGGAGGCAACCCAATGAAGAACTTACTAGCAATCTTACTATTAACCTTATCTATCCCTGTATTAGCAGGATGGACCCCTCCCGGCCCTCCTAGTGGCGGCGGTGGTGATAGTGAAGCCAAAGCAACAAGCACAAACTTTAACACCAATACCAACTTGAACGGCGCTACCAGCTCATCTACCCAAGGCCAGCAACAAGGCCAATCAGCTTATGGAGGCAACCAGGGCCAGGGCCAAGGGCAAATCGCTAATGGTGGCAATCAGCATCAATCAACTAAATCTAAAGTTAAAGATTCTGGCAATTCTAACCAATCGCAAGCATCTAATAGCAAAGGCGGTAACTCTGCCAATGAATACAGCTCTAGCTATAACTCAGAAGCTACCGAGGCTACTGCGTCAAGTGCGCCCTCTATTAGCTCAATTGGCTGTCAAGTAGGCAATGCGGCTCAGATAAAAGATGGTGGATTTAGTTCTTTAACAGCGTCCCCATTCTGCCAAGCGCTTGACATGGCAAGAGCACAGCGTATATCTATGGAAGCAAGCACAGACCCTGTAGAGCGTAAACGCCACGAAGATAAAATGCACTATTATCTAGAACGTGCTGGAGAGTATGCCGATAGTACGTATTCAACTGGTTTATTCGCTGAGAAAGCCACCCAAGTAGCACAAGGCGGCATCGCTACAGGTATTTCGATCTGGCTGCTATTGCTGCTATTATAGGTTTAATGGAAGCCCCTTCCATCCGTGGAGGGGCAGGCATGGACGCACTACCTTAGTTATACAGCCAGCTTTTTACCGCTCAATTGTTGTTATGCCGTTTTTTAAATATTTGTAAATCAAGATACAAGACCGGCATGTAATAGCCTTTTTAGTCTCCGTATAAATACAATCCATAAGGTCACAGTCGCCGCAAGCCGTTTGATATGGATACAAAGGGTCTACACAATCTAAATGAACATGACCGTCATTAGAGGAATGTTTCTTATTGATGTAAGTTTTTTTAGCCACTTATATTCCTTAAAACCTTGTGATTATTGACTGCTACCAGATTGCAGCTAAACAGCGGCAGCCTCTAAATCCTTCATGGTGCTAGAAAACTTTTCGCCGCACTCTGTTTCAATTTCAACGCACTTAGTAACTTCTAAATTTGGCCCTGTTTTTAAGCCTGCATACTTCACAGCTTTTATTTTCAATTCGCCTATATCTGTCTTAACAACCTTTCCGATTAAATCTTTAATGCTCATAAATCACCTACCTTTAATTGCCAGCTATCTTTAGCCGCCAAAATGCTCAACAGCTTTCGCGTAAATTTCCTTAATGGTTGCCCAGCTAACAGGAACTCTGTATATATAACTCCCATTACCAGAGCAAACCTCACAATCATCGTTGTTCTGGTCGCAAGCTGTGCATTCAAGCTCAACAACCTCGAAAAATTCACCGCTCAACAGCCCTTTAGCCCCGTTCTCTGCCGTTAATTCTTTTGGCATTTTGACCATAACCGTATCTGGCAAAGCTTTTATATGAACGCGCCCCATTGCGTAGTGCCAATCATGCTTGCGGCCAGTCACTTGGGTTTGAAGCGAGCAAAACTCATCTGCTTTCTCTTTGGTCATGTCAAACATGCCTAAGCTATCTCCATGCTTAAATACTTCTGGATCACATTTTTCTGACATTTTAATCACTCCTAAAAATTGGGTTAAGGCTGGTAGGTTTCAACACCAGCTTTTACCGACAAAGCCCCGACTACTGGGGTAGACGAGGCACCAACTGCGGTTGGGTTTGTGGGTTAGCTAAAGCATGATTTGATACCCCTGTTCTCGTTTGCGTGATTGCATTGCTTTAAGTATTTAATAAACTTAGTCACCCAAAAACCCCACTTAAGGGGCGCTTGGATTCGCTTGGTTTTGTAGTTAATCATTGCCATCAAAGTGCCTGTAACCCACACCAGACTCTGCATTTTCGTCCAGCCATTGTTCGGCCTCTTCGTGATCTTTGAATATTAATTTCTCACCAAAATCGTCATATTCAAATTCTGCTAAAGCTGGATTGTCTGAATTTTTAATGATTGCAATCATTTATATACCTTTAAATATGGGTTAACGGTGGTAGGAGTAACTACCAGCTTAAGTAAGCTAGCTATTAGCCTGCTTACAGTTTAATAAATCTTTCTCGTTGGTCGAAACAAGTATTACCCCTTGTTCAGCCCAGCCTCGCTGCATATCGGTCAAGTATTTAGCCTGACCTTCTGCACATAAGCCTTTTTTCTCTCTCATTACAGGGAACCATTCCGAATAATTCATAATAATCTCTAGCTTCTGCTCATAACCATACCCATCTAGCATTCTACGGATAATCTTATCTAGCTCAGGATCAGACATTACCGCTAACTTCAAACCATAATGGTATTTACAAAAAGCTTCTGAGTAGCCCGTAGCGTAGCCTTGACTCTTATCTATAACTTGATACCAGATATTAGCCAAAGCCCGCTGTCTAGCTCTGAGAGAGGCGTCAAACAGCGTTATAGATACCTGATACTCCTTCTTTGCATCCATAGCCGTTTGAAGGGCTTCATGAATACCCATTAGAGAGCCTTGGTTAATATGTACGTTTTTCATGCGTCTATAATCTTGCCATACTCGTCAGCCCACTGCTGAACGGGCCAAGGCGTAGAGCAAAGCAATCTTATATGCGCCGCACCTCGCTCTGTTATTGTATAGCCGCTCTCTGTGGTTTCATCAAGCTTAATCAGGCCGTTAGTTAAAAAACTCTGTGTTGCCCCAGCTATTGTAGAGACTTCACTTCTAGGGTGTGGAGCGGGTGAAACATAGTAATGTATTAAAAGCTCGATCTCATATGGTGACATTCTCTTCTCCTATGTGACTGTATGGTTTAGGTTTTCTTTAGTACTTCAAGAATAATTGCGCCTATGAATACAGTAATAATTATAGCTATAAACAATGCAAAGCCACCCCAGAACGGCATAGTCACATACCACCATGACCAATTAATAAAACCGGCTAGTTTTAGGCCTACAAATAAAACACCCAATAAGCCTAATGTACCTATACCGCTACTGCTTGAACTTGAATTACTCATCGTTCTATCTCCTAGTTATATAAAGGGCTAGCAACCATTATTGGCTTACTTAACCATAAAGTACTAAAGTTCTTAACTCCCTCAAAGCCTCTGCATTTATTACAAACCTGCAACACCTCGTTTGGGTAGCCTTTCTTTGCTGGGAACCTTGTACGCTCCTTTGTTACTTGGCATTTTGAGCACCACTTATCAGCCATGATTAATCCTTATTTACAATTCGTTGTATTGGTTTAGCGCCTTCTGGCACTTTAGGCTGAAGCTCTACGTGGACATGATCCATGCTAAACCAGCCATCAAACCCGTAACACCTATCGCCTACTTTGGTATTCTCGCCTAGTCCTACATCTTCCCATAAGACACGCTCATCAGGGTTCTGCTTGATATAACGCAGGATATTATTATAAGCCTCTATCCTAGCGTCTATCTTATCTAGCTCGCATTGGTCAGCCTTGCCTTGATTCCATAGCATAGTTAGACGCTCTTCTTCATTCTCAGCGTCTGCTAACTGGCATAACACGTATTTTTTAATATCCATGACTTACCCCTTTAGGAAATCGTTAATAATCTCTGATTCATCCGACAACATAGCAAGCACATCTTTTGATAGCTCCTCTATAAGCTCCTGAGAGCCGCCTGTGTCGCCTTCTTCAATGGATTGAATCAGTGCGTCTTTATACTCCATAAACTTACTAGCGCCTCTCTCGTTAAGGCTGTTGACCACTTTCTGATACTTGCCTTTGTCCTTTGAAAATGAGTGATAAAGATTAATAAATATCTCTTCCTCAATCGACTTAACAAAGACGAACATCTCTAAAGCGTCATTCTTTTCTATGACCTGATCAAAGTAGTTCTTTTGATCTGCTGTAAACTCTGCAATCTTAGGCGCTGACTGCATAATAGGCTCAAAGCCTTCATTCTCGTTAGACATATGGACTGCTGCATCCATTGCGCCACCATTAGAGCGGGGCCACATCTTAAAACCTCGACGAACTACTGTTTTTTTAGCCTGCTCAAAGAAGTCTGTTATCCAAGGGCCAAAGCCTTTCTTGCCTGCCTCAGACCTGCCTTTAATATCTTCTATCTCATCGGCCTTCATCGTGGTGGTTAGATAATCACCCTCTGAGGTTTTAGCCACACAATAAACACCTACAAAATCACCTCGATCACTGGAGAATGCATCATAGATATGTGTAGGCTTTTCACCGGGGCCGTTATCAGTGAATGTATCATTCTTAAATACAATCTGTGATTGAACCCATTTAATAGAGCCTGAATCAGTAGCCAGCTTACACAAGCCCATATAGCTAGGCTCTAGGAATATGCGCGGAACCCACTTACCCTCATTGTTCTTTACGTTACGAGGTAACAAATAGGCCAGCTTCTCAGCAGGGTTAAGCGATAAGTTAATAGCTGCAATATTCGTTACGGCCTGTAATAAGCTGTTAGGCGAACTCTTAGCGGCATCCATTAAACGAGAATTATTATTTAATAACTGTACTGCAAAGCCTTTTTCTTTATCGAAATTCATAGCAGGCGCTACTACATTAAATCGTTCTTGTGCCTGATCCATTACTTCTACTAGTGATAATTGGTTATCCATCATCCTTCCTTTTTGCTATCTAATTTTGTTGTACCTGAAACCATTTCGCGTATAGCGTCAGCTACGTATACTGACAACCTATCAAATGCAACAGCGCCATCAATGCCAGTCTCAAAGGCAAGAACTACGTCTATTAGTTCGTCCCTGTCCAGCTTGGCCAAATCTTCTCTTGTTAGCTTATTAAACATTATCTTTCCCCTTAATCTGCATGAACCATAGCAATGCTTAAACATCTTGTCAATATATAATTAATACTTGCTAAGTATAGCATATAATACTAGAATTAGCTTAAATAAACCTAAAGGTGATATATGAAAGACGATAAAAAGCTAGCCCCGCAGACCGTAACCGTAGAACAGCGGGAGTGGATAGACAAAGAAGTAGAGCGCACATGTGAATCTATAGGAGCGGTTATTCGTAGGTTGATCCAAGATAAAATTAAGAAGGGTAAATAACCCAGACGTTAACGCGACTGAGTGTGCGAAGTTCGCTTTTTAATGAATTGTTATATTTTAGGAGATTATTATGTATTTTAAGATTGATAAAATTAGCGTGTGTACTTTAGCTGTGGCGATAGCTGCACTTCTGTTTCTAAACCTAATATTTGAACCTTGGCTAATTGAAGTGCTGGCTACAGATATAGTTAAGTGTGATTAGAAATATAACGAGGAGCACATAAGTCGTAGGCCTTTTGCTGCGGGTTGTTAAAATTCAACTAGGAGCTAATAGAATGATTAAGCGAGTATATTTTTACAGTGGACAGGTTCACATGCCCAGTGGAGTAATAAAACACATAGACGGAGTGATAGAAGTTACCAGTTGGTTCAAACACGCTAAAGCCGCATGGACTCATGCCAGAGGCGATATTATTAAGGCCATAAATGGTAGTGATGAAAAAATGGTTCACATACAAACAATTAACGAAATTTAACCACTGAAGCAACGGCGGCGAAGCCGTCAGATTGCCTGAAATTGTTATGTGCTTTTATTTCACGATATACGTTTGTTTTAGTTGACTATGTGCGGTATACGTGTATACTGATTACATCAACTAAGGGAAGGGGAAGAAAATGTTAAGCAAAGCAGACGTACTACAAAAATATACTAACCTATTCGGTCAAATGACTGGTTGGAGTGACACTGTGTCAATGATGTTTATTATCGAAAGCAGAACACACAAAAATTAAGGGCCAGAAATGACACCAGCACAACAAGCGAAGGCATTGGGGCTTAAGAGCCTCAAACAAGCAATTGACTTGGGTTGGCCTCGGTCAACTCTTAATGATATGCACCACAACAAACCAGATAGATTTGAAATAGTGATCTTGGGGTGTATAGCAAAACTCGACACATAACGTGGAAATAAACGGCTTTAGACCGTTTCATTGGGTTGTTATTGTGCCGATTAGATAAGGTATTTATGGATTACGAAAGAGTAAAAGCCGAGTTCGAGAAAGCCGCCATTAAAAAAGGTTATTGTCTAGATAAAGATGATAGCGATATGTATAAGGATGTTTGGCTACAAGAGGCTTGGGAGATATTCAACTTAATGGATATCAAGGCAATATAACGTGGAAATAAGCGGACACCGTTCCGTTTCATTGGGTTGTTAAAATTAAGGTTTGAATATGAGATATAAAAGTTGTGCAAAATGGCCCGAGGGAACTTTCCCTAATAGCAACGATGTAACGAGGGAGCCTGAGTGGAGCAAGGGCGCAGCCGAGAATGTGTGTATTACGCTGGAGCGGGACGGTTTAGCTGGGGAAGGAGAAGTATTCCCTGTGAGGACGTGGACAGAGGAAGAGAAATTTTAACCCTGAAAACACAATTTTACGAAGTAAATATTTTGCTTTGACTTGTTAAGTTGCGAAAGGATGGAGAAATGAAGGATAAAAATTATTATGCCAGTTTTCACCCAAAACCGAGAACAGGTAAAGAATGTAAGAAAGTGAATTGTGAGAGACACAAATCTTATGTTGAGTGGAAATGCGGCAATAGTGATTTGAAGTTTTGCATGGACTGCAAGCACTCCCATGTCTCACAATACATAAAGATTGTGACAACTTAACGTGGAAATAAACGGCTAGTCCGTTTCATTGGGTTGTTATTTTGCACATATACAAAAGGTAGAATTGAAATGAATAGAATAAAATCAGCGTTAAAGGCAGTAAGCATGACTCAGTGGTTTGTAAAAACATCATGGGGTTATATCACGACAAAAAGACTTGATAGCAAGGTTGAATTTTTCACCGGCATTATCCCTGCGTGGATTAATTTTACCATTGCGACATACAAAGATAATAGAGGTGCAATATAACCAAATGCTTTTTGGGAGGACAGAACGGAATGAGTAAAACGAATGTAGAGAAAGACGATCCACAACAGCTAATTGTTATAAATCCGATGGTGATTGCACCAAAGGACGGAACCCCCGTTTTATTAAAATTCCGCGATGATTTAAGCAAACACTGCAAGCGCGACAAAGAGTACTGGGAAGGCGTTATGTTTGTTGGGAAAAACCACAATAGTCGTAGTCAGTGGATGTTTGCCGCCCCCGTTGGTATGAGCGGGTTCCCTGACGCTTGGTTTGAAGGTTGGTATGACATCAAGGATTTATAACACAGTAATAATCCGACTACACAAGGTCGTTAACTATAAATAAAGGGGTAGTTATGGCGTATCGAGATACAAGCAAGCGGCAAAAAGTACGCTCAATGCAAGGAGTCAAGGCGAAAGAGATAATACGCCTAGCTAATGCACCTGACCGTACCGAGGAACTTAACCCTGATGACGATGAGATAGAAATCATTATCCGCAGAAAGCTAACGGGTGAGGTTGCTAAATTTGAATGTACGCGAGGCAGTAGGATTGATAACTATCGTGTCTATTGTAATGAGCAGTATAAAGGCATTCAAAGCATGACTACTCTCACTAATAATATTAGAAAAGCGCTACCTGCTTTTAGAAGGATGGAATAATGGCAAAGGCTACACCACGAAAGAAATGCTTAGACGCTATCCAGAAGCTGGCTAGAATATCAGAGGCAGATGATAATGGATATGCTGAATGCTGGAGCTGTAACGGCGTATTCCATTATAAAGATATGGATGGTGGTCACTATATCCCAAAAGGTTCAAGCTCTTACTGGGCCTTAGAGATTGAAAATGTTCACCCTCAATGCAAAGGATGTAATGGGTTTGGTATGAAGTTCGGATCGGCTGCTCAGCAATACACCATAAGAATGATTGATACGTATGGGCTTGATCATGTAAATCACATGCTAACTACTACCAAGAACATTAAGAAGCTCTACAAGGCTGATTACGTTGATATGCTAAAAGAGTTTAACGAGTTGATTAATCACCATAAGCAGAGGATAGGCGAATGACCGACCTAAGAACAGAAGTATTCGAGGCAGTTAAAAGCGTGTTCCCTGATGTATTTGAATTACCGGGTAACAGTGACCTACTACTTAACCAGAACGGCAAGCAGTACACTTTTGACTTGCCTATTTACATTAACTCACTAGCTGAATACCGTGCTGAAGGCTACATAGAATCAGCTATAGCGCATTTTAGCTACCATATATTGAAAGATCATAAGGGGGAAGTATGACCGACAATTTAATAGAAGTAGCGGAAGCGTTTGAAGTGATTAAGAAAGCAATGATTGACGATAACCCAAGCGAAGGCGGTAGTTACGCTCATGTGTGGCACTGTAATATAGCGATGATGTGTCATGACGCAATAAGTGACGCCCAGTTAGAAATTGACAGAGAGTGTCAAAGCATAAGCCCTCGCAAGGTTGGTAATGATGCGGCTAGTCGATTTATGAGGTTATGCTTCGATGTTGAAACCAAGGGCTAGATTAACCTAGCTCATGTATAACCCAAACAACTTGAATGTGGAGGATTTATGAGAGATCTATCAGTAGGATCAAATAGTGTTTGTAGTGTTTGCGGCGATTTAGTTGGCCGTACAGGGCATCCTGAATGCTCAAAAGAGAAGCAAAGATTATTTGCGGAGGAAAACAAAAGCCGTTACAAAAGAAGCACGAAGGTTAGCAAGAAGAAGTGTGATGATTTTTCCACATACGTTAATGACAAGCTTTAACCATAAGTAAATTAGATGCAACTAACTAACCCATATAATATTTGTATGGTAACTAAGTGGATAAACCTTGAAATACGAGTATTATAAGTAAATAGCTTTTCAAAGCACGGAAAGCAAAAAACCCAGCGTCAACTGGGCTTCTCTAGATTAATGAACAAGGCTTAGGCTGTTCAGATCGTATCTGAATTATACCCACCCTTTTTCAACAAATCAAAGAATGCCCCTTTTTAGCTGGTAGGTGACGAGTTTACTCACGGCCCCCTTTAAATGCGTGTGTGTACAAATCCAAGCTCTAATTTAGCCCATATTAACTTGGTCACGATTTTGGCGTTATTAATTTAACGACCTGCTATTACTAATTGGCGGCCCTATGTAAATAACGGTAGCTGGTAATAGTCTCATTATGAGAGGTGTGGATAAGTCTTCCAATAAAGCCATGTTACATGTAGTAACCAAGGTGTGGATAGATGGGCTTCCTGTACTTAAATTTTAATAATAGAGGAATAAATGATGAAAACAACAGACGAAAAAGAGTTAGTTAGAAATGGTTATTATTATACGAGGTGTGGGCAACAAGTAACCCTTGATGATTGGGCTATGGGTCAAAATGGGCCTGTATTTATTGTATGCCGATTCTACGAAGGTGAAGCAATGGAGGGTTGTTTATATCCATCAGGACATACTGAAATAACTATGGCGTATGAACACGAAGGTGAGGTTGAGCCGGTAAATGAGTTATTTAAAGATTCGCCTATATTTGTTGTTGAAGAGAGGTACAAGCAGAAATCAGATGAGGTGCTAAGTCTTTGCCAGAGCATTGGTAAGCTTGAATGTGAAATCAAAAACTCAGATAAACAACTTCAAGAGTTAGTTAGAAAAAATAAAACTATTACCTCCGTGACTGTCAATGCCGAAAGAGTGCTGGCTGCATTGCAAGAATCAATCGAGACCGCTAAAGACGAGCTCAACGAGAAGAAGAGCCAAATTTCAAACGCAGAGGACCGGCTTGGAGACTTAAACAAATCAGGCGATGAGGCCACTATAAGCAAAGATGAGCTAGGCGAGTTAAGAAAAGATCAGTTTAAGCTACGGGGTCTTGAAGCAGGGGGAGTCGATAATTGGGAATGGTATGACGAATCTTTAAATGACTTCAGAGCGCGCTACCCATAAGCCACCAAACCCTCTTAATGTGAGGTATTGCCTAAATTTAACCAAAGGAGAATAAAATGACCGTATGTCACAGATGGCACGATATTAAAGAGATTGACGATTTCAGAGAATATTACGAGTTTAGTGAGTATGTTTGTCTTATAGCTGATGACCCTGAAGATGGTGACGGTGAATGGACAGACATAGCTTTTGGTATAGATCAAATACCCAAACTAACGAAGCGGTTTTTCTGCGTACCGTTTGATGATAAGGAATAACCATGAAATACATAATAACCCTAAGTGACGTAGGTAGAGACATAGACGACATAATCAAAGAACAGAAGAATGAGCTTGTTGTAAGTGTTAATGAGTTCGATGATATATGGCCTTATTACCCTAAACGAGCAGGCAATAACCCTAAACCTAAAGCCCTTAAAGCCTATGAGAAGCGGAGAAAGAGCTTTTCCTTTGAGGTTATACAGCGTGGAGTAATACGGTATCAGGCGTTCTGTGAGGCGACAGGCAAGCTCAATACAGAGTTTGTTATGCAGGCGGCTAGATTCTTTGGGCCTGATGAATGCTTTACTCAAGATTGGGATATACCTATAAGCACCCAACGACCAACCTTACACCAACAACTAAACGATACCAGTTGGGCAGATGATATCGACTGGGAAGAAGAACCTCGGTATTAAATAGACATGGACATAGAACAAGTGTGAAATAAGCTTGTGTTACCGGTAACAGTAGTCTAAGGTACGTACATCAATTAATTAAAACGAAAGGATTAAGAAATGAAGAAATTTATAAGTGATACGGTAGCGTTGATTTGTGTGGCCTGTCTTGCGGTGGTAGGTGTTGCGTTGATATTAATTTGTCAGGCCTGGTTCTGGCTGGCTGTTATCGCTATCACAATAATTAAGCTGCTTTAAATATGAGTAGCACGCCTAGAGTCAACAAGCTAAGAAGAGAAGCAAAGCTAAAAGGGTGGAAGCGTAGAGATTATTACGCCACACCTACCGAGCATAACGAATTAAAAACCAAGCTAATTAATTTACGCAGTGCCATAGCTAAGAAGGAAGATAAGTGATGAGATATTATTTTAAAAACTTATGGCGAGCTATACGAGGCAAGACAGGTTTTAACCTTGTTAATAGCGAACCTAACACTTGGTACAGCATATCCAAGATAGGCGAAGAACGTAGGCTAGGCCACATACTGACTAATGATGACGCCTGTTTTATACCGTTTATTCAGTTTGGCCAAGTGTTCACATGGGATAAGCCACTACCCCCACCACCAGAGGATAAGGAAGATGACTGATTACAGTTGGATTAAGCCGGGAGTTAAGGCGCGGGTGATAAGTTCTAGGTGCTTTCCTGAGATGATCGGTGAGGTTGTAACGATTACCGGAGAGCCAGAAGTATATTTAGATGATAACTATGAAGATTATTTAGGGGTTCCTTTGGAAAAACCCCCCGCCTCTGAGGGGATTGAATTTGCCCCACCCCCTAGCGCAATAGAACCCATAACAGACTTCACAACAGGCTCATGGGATGAGATAGAAAAGGCTACAGGATGGACGCCCACTAAAGTAATGGAGGATGTATGAGTGAATCAACAGAGATACTTAAATACTTAGAAGTTAATGGAACTATAACGTGCGTCCAAGCGATCCACGAAATATCTTGTTACAACCTCAGAAGCCGCGCAAGCGAGTTAGGGCTGGCATCAACAATGATACCAATTATCCGTAAAGATGGCCGTAGGGTACACGTAGCCCGTTACAGCATGAGTTAAGGAGCGAAGATGAAGGTATTAACTGAAAAAAGCTGTGCGAGGTGTGAACTAATACTACCTATAGACAGATTCTTTAAACAATCACATTCTGCTACAGGGTATAACTCAGCGTGTACTCAATGTATGAAGACAGGCAAGCCAGCAGACGCATTGAATACTTATTGGCTATCAAAACCACTGTTTAAATTAACAGTTGCATAAGTGCTTAATCCCGCCTATATTAAATCATAACATGAACAAAGGGACATCAAGATGAAACTAGACGATAAGCTAACAATGCGAGATTTAATCAAGATGTACCCCAATAAGCATTTGCAATTTATACCGAGGATTAAGCGATGAAAACAATGAACCAGCAAGTTAAAAACCTAATATGTGAGATAGGCAAGGAAATAGCAGATTTAACCGATAGCGATAAGACTGTGCTATTAAACGAGTTCTTAGCTGACCCATTCTTCAAAGAGGAATTGGGCGAGGCTGTAGGCAATAGCGGAGAGTTTGCTGGTAATTTCCTTAAGGTGCTAAACGGCGAGCTAGCCTACACTAAATACATTGTTATAGATTTATGTGATTACTACCTAGCTTATTCAGTAGTAGAGGCAGAGTTTGACCGAGCCATGATATTAAGCGAAGAAGCCGCGCAGGATGCAGGGCTGCCGGATAGGGTATAACGAGGAGTACAACGGCATGAGCGGAACATTAATGACACACGGGCTGCACTGTAGAAGCCATTGGCATGAAGAATGCACCTGCAAGTTTATAGAACGTAGCGAATGTCCGATTGATACGGGTTGTTCAACGCGAAGGTTCCCCATGCAAAGGGGGCCAGATATTGACTGGCAGACGGCAGAAAAGATATATGAAATGTATTCTGCTTTATATGGCACAAGTCAGAGTTTAGAAAGACTGGCTGAAAGACACGGTTTTGGCTGGGCCGAAGTAGAGCACATCCAAAAAGAATACACCGCTCAGTACGGGCGTTGAACCCAGATGTTAAAAGGCGCGTTAGCGTCATTTTTAAACGGCTTGTTATATTTAAAGAGGATTTAAGATGATACTAATATACCTATACGGTAACGGGCTAATAACTAAGCAGGACGCCATAAAGATACTTAAGGATAGCGTTTGTATTTGGCTTTGGTTAGGCGTACTACCCCTAACTATATACGTTAATTATTATCAAATATAACGAGGAGATAATGAGCGATGACATGTAACTGTAAATTAATAGGTGGTGAAGAGTGCCACGGTGGGGACGATTGCGTGGTAACTGAAAGGATTGAATCGTCTCATTCATCGGGTTGTTCTACGGTGGAAGTACGGAACATTAGTGATGAAAAAATACAGGGCTGGGCCAAACGGCACGATTTAGAAATGTGCGGCTCCCTTACCGACTTACGGTGTATGGTTGAAGATGCTCAGTCATTACACCTAATTAAACCGTAGAACAAGGAGTTCATGAGCCGTTAGGTCTCATGTAACGAGGTGTTATAAATACAAATAACCAAGGAGATAGCATGAATATTAAAATAGCAGTATTAGCGGTAATAGTAGTTCTAGCAGGATGTAAAGAAGTAACATCAGATGAGGTCATGATCTTTGAATGTACCAATTTCACGGAAACAAGGATTGAAAGATTCGAGCTAGATTTTGTTGTAAAGAATGTTTTTGTGATAGGTGAGAATATAGCTTATGTGTCTTATGGCTATGAGGGTGGCGCTTCTAAATCAATCTATTGCGGAGTAAGCCCAGAGTCTAATACTGTATTCACTAGTTCAGAGCTATCAGAAGTACAGGAATACTTAGCTATAAAATAAAGGAGAATGGCATGAGAAAGAAGAAAAGCGAGACTAAGTGGGGCTTATTATCATCGGCTTTAATTGTAGCGGTTATCTATCTAGGCTTGTGCTATTTAATTAAGCCTATACAAGAGCCTTCACCATTTGAGATATACAGCGAGCAGAGGTAGTTATGAATATTTCAGGCGTTAAATCAGATACAGATAGCCCCTGTGTAGGTGTATGCAGTTTAACCAGAGGTGGTGAGGTCTGTAACGGATGCGGCAGGAACTTAGAAGAGGTGACGTACTGGCTAGATATGGACGAATCAGACAAGCGAGAAGTTAATATTAACGCAGCCCAACGGCTCCAGGAGTTACAGGATGGCTGAACAAGACCTATTAAAAGCAATATGGCTGCAAATGGAAAAAGACAGCAAGCTAGTCAGCCAATTAGTTGATGAGTGCAGCGACCACGTAGAGAGGGCTATCAACCTATCAAACGAGGTAGAGATTGTAAGACAAGAGATCGAAGCCCACAAACTAGCAATGACGCAAGTTACATTGCACTAACAAGGATAAACCGATGAGCGTAATTAAAGAGAACATACTAAGAGCAGCAGAAACCGGATCAATGAATGAGCATCACATTAAAGCTAAGGACGAAAAGCGAGCAGAGGTAGCCGCAGATGTAGAGGCCTTCTTTCAGGCAGGCGGGCACACCCAGCATATTAAGCGAGGCGTAGGAGCGTTTGAGTTTATGAATGGGCGCAAATACTTGGCCACCATGCAAGCTTGCACCACGGAAAGCAATAGGATAAGCCGAGCAAAGAAAATGCCGTTTAACCGTTGATCTAATGAACCAAAGTACATTATAATATGATTATGGAAACACGAGAAATAACAGAATATTTAAGCGATACGATTAGCATGGATGTGGAGGCTTATTGCGCTCTTATGAATATAGGAGAAAGAGGGTTATTCAAAGCATGGAAGACCCCTAAAGGCCAGCAACAGATCAAGGACCGAGTATACAGACTGTACTCAGAGGATAAGACGCCAGCAAGGATAAAACGATTCGATGCATTATAGATTTCATAGCTCCCCTAGTACTTTGCCGTGTTAAGTAGTCACGGTCTTTTTTAGGGATAACAGCGCAATAGGTTAAGGAGTAAAGATGAATAATTCAGATCAGCCAGCAATGCCCCCGAATGCTGGGTGGAGAGATAACGAGGAAATAGCAAGAGGTTTAACCAAGCGCGAGCACTTTGCAGCAATGGCTATGCAAGGGATACTTGCAACATCACCAGATTTTAGAGAGGGGTCGGTAGCTAAATATGCCGTCCAGCAAGCAGATTCACTACTAAAAGCACTGGATGAGACTAAATAACTAACCAATAAGGAATAAGATTATGTGGTTTGAAAAAAGTGAGCTAAAAGCAGATATAACACGTTTAGAGAAAGAGAAGCGCATCATAAAAGATGAGCTAGAAGACCTAAAGCACCAGAAGAAGATGGAAAACGAAGACATTAAGCACATGGTTAAGATCAACCAAGAGCGCAAAGATATCGAGCTTGAGAAAGAAAAGATCAAATTAGCCGGTGAGCAGACCAAAGCTATTGCACAGGTTAAAGATGAGTATCAAGATAAAACAGAGAAGCAGCTAGAGAAGCAACTAACCAACATGAAAGATATGTATGGTGAGATTCTAGAGCGCTTACCTAATTACAACGTAAGTCATAAGATACAGGAAAAGAAATAATGGGACCCTCTGAGCTGGCTGCTAGGCAAATGCAAGCTGCTAGATTGTCGGCTTTGGCTGGTTTAGGAGGGTTTGGTTTAGCTGGAGGCGCTTCACAAGGGGCGCTACGAAGCGGATCACAGAACCAGGGGCTTGGGAACAGCGTGACCTTTGGAAGGCCATATATACCCAAACCTAAAGACCTACCAATACGAGAAGAACTACAGCACGAAACCGATGAATGGTTAAAGGACGTGGTATAATAATATTCCACTGGGCTAGCCACCTTAACCAACGGCAGGACGGGCTTCATCCGCCTCCTTAACGTTCAGCTCCCGGAGTGTCCGGATAGGGAGCAACTAATTAGGAGAAATAGAAATGAAATATGTAATGAAACAAATATGCTTAGCACTATACTTATTAGGCCATTTAATAAGCATTACTACTATGGAGGTTAGCTGGCTAGGCTTTACTTATCACATATACAATAAGCTAATGGGATGGTCTGTGGCGATTAATGATAAATACGGGTTTGATGTATGGGAAAGCCCTGACTGGGATGGATAGTTATTATTGGTAGTGACGTTGGTATGTGTCCTAGCTCTCGGCTCGGCTAGGTGTTTCAGGCAATGAACGAGCGATGACAATAGTCCACATTTCTCTCTGAAACAGAACCCTTGGACAGGGTAGCAGTTCGAATCTGCCGCCAGCATTACTATCAATAGTAATTAAAGGATCATCGTATGGGCGAATTAATACCATTCAACCCATTAGAGAGACTAAGCATAGAGCAGCTACTAAACAGGCTGGATGTAGCTATGTATGACTATGAGGTCAACGTATACGAGATAACCATACTAAGAAATGAGATAGAGCGAAGAGGTGATATAGTCGCTATAATGATAACAGATGGATACTTGGACGATTGGGATTATGACCGATAAAGAATATGTGGTGATTAACAATGGCTAAGACAGACACACTAAGCGGAAAGGATGAATTAGCCTGCCAAGCTTACATCAAGTGTGGAGGCAATCAATCGGAAGCGTTTAGACAGTCAAGAGACACCTCTAATATGACCACAAAGTCTGTGTGGGAAGCAGCCAGCAAGGTATTCGCTAAAGCCAAGGTAATTACAAGGGTTTTAGAATTAGAGGAGCTATCAGTTAAAGAGCATCTAGTAACCGTTGAGAGCATCGCTAACGAGCTTACAGAGGCTAGAACGCTAGCTATGAGCATAGACCAACCAAGTGCAGCAGTAAGCGCTAGTAATGGCAAGGCAAAACTATACGGGCTGTTGACTGATAAGCTAGAACAGACCGGCCCTAATGGTGGCCCTTTACAACATGACCATGAGATAACTATTAACTTAGTAGGGATGGATGATGAAGATAACTGAGGTGATTAAAATATTAGAAGATAGATTGAACGAGCATGGGGATATAGAAGTAGCGGTTATAGACGCCGACACAAGCTGGAGACTTAAGCTAATAGACCAAGACCTCGAGCACAATAAAGAGTTAAATATAATCGAAGTTACCGCAGGGTATGGAAACGAAATGGTGGACGCATACATAAGGAATCACCCTGAACATACAAATAGCTAAGCCATTCGGTAAACTATTCAAGCCCAAGCGTATAAAGATATTCTACGGCGGGCGAGGTGGCGCTAAGACTGTATCATTCTGTAAAGCCCTATTAGCTATGGCCATGAAAGAATCTATGGGCGTTCTCTGCCTTCGTGAGTTTCAAAACTCCATAGATGACTCTGTACATTCAGCCCTCAAAGAAGAAATCGAGATAATGAACCTATCGAGCTTCTTTACTTACACCAATAACGGCATAGACGGTATAAACGGCTCAAAGTTTAGGTATGCTCAATTAGCCCGTAATCTCGCCTCAATCAAATCAAAGCATGGTTTTAAAATAGCATGGGTAGAAGAAGCCAGTGTTATGTCAGAGAAAAGCCTAGAGTTTCTAGTCCCTACCATTCGTAAGTCAGGATCGGAACTATGGTTTAGCCTTAACCTGGACGATGAGGAAGGGGCTGTTTATTGCGAGTACATTAGACCTCACCTTAAAGATATTGAGAAACATGGCTTCTATGAAGATGATGATGTATATATTCGTAAGATCAACATGGATGAAAACCCCTTTGCTCCGGATGAGTTAATACGCGAATCTGAGAAGATGAAGGGAAAGAACTATAAGAAATGGTTACACGTTTACAACGGCGATCCCAATACTAACTTTGAAGATGCCATCATACAGCCCGAATGGATTAACGCCTCAATAGATGCTCACCTAAAGATACAAGGATGGGAGCCTATGGGCATTAAGTCGTTAGGCTTTGACCCTGCTGACGAAGGAGCAGACGCTAAAGCTTTAGTGCTAAGGCACGGTTCAATTATTACTAAGTGTATTCAATGGGATGACGGCGACATATCAGACGCTGTTGATAAGGCTTTTAGATGCGCTGATGACTGGAGAGTAGACGCACTGGTCTATGATAGTGACGGTTTAGGAGCTGGCGTAAAGGTTGGATTAGATAAGAGAATGGAAGGCAAGCGCATTGATGTTAGCCCTTTCTATGGCAATGCTAAGGTCGATAACCCTCACGAAGATTATGATTTGACCGGCGACAAGCGGCGAACCATGAAGGATATGTTTAAGAACAAGCGCTCTCAATATATAAAGCTATTGGCGGATAGATTTGAAAGAACTTATAACGCAGTAGAGAATGGCGTTTGGTCTGATCCTGAAACAATGATAAGCCTAAGCAGTGATATAGAAGATTTAGATCAGTTAAAATCTGAACTGTCAAGATGGCAACGTAAAAAGAGCAATAATACCTTTTATCAGGTAGAATCGAAGGTAGATATGAAGAAGCGGGGCTATGAGTCTCCCAATATGTCAGATGGTTGTGGCTATTGTTTTGCTAATCCACCCCCAGAGATCGAAGTAGAAGAACTAAATTTTACAAGGTATTACTAATATGGACGCTAGCCAAGTTAAGGACGAATCAGCTCTAGGTGTAAACAGCGAAGACCTAGAGGCTATACATGACGAAGCAATGACGCGCTTCCAGAAGATAGAAGATAACGAGCAATCCCAGCGAGAGCTAGCGGTAGAAGATATATATTTTGCTCAGACTGAGGACGGTCAATGGGATGATAAGGGAGGCACTAGTGGTAATGGTGACTCAGGCTCTAGCGGCAGTAGATCAGACCGACCACGTTACACATTCAACAAGATAGCCGCAGCAATTGACACTATTGTAGGTGATCAACGAGCTAATGATGTTGGTGCTAATGTTCGACCATCTGCCGGTGATGCAAATGTAAAAGTAGCTGATACATTCAACGGTCTTATTCTTAACCTGGAAAGCGTATCAGCAGCACAGAACGCATATGACTCAGGTTTTGATGAAGCTCTTAATGGTGGGTATGGTGGCTGGAGGATAGCGACTAAATTTAACGACAATGATACCTTTGAACAAGACATAGTAATCGAACCTATCGACTCTGCTACAACCTCTCTATGGTTTGACCCTACCGCTAAGAAATACGACAAACGTGATGCAATGCACGCCTTTGTGACATCTGACATAAGCAAAGAAGAACACGAGGCAAGATGGCCCGGTAAACTTATCTCAAGTGTAACGATAGGTGAGTTGCTAAGAAACAATAGCTCTTGTGGTACATGGTTCAATAAAGACATTGTAAGGATTGCCGAATACTGGCGTAAGATTCCACATGAGAAAGAGATTGTGCAATTAAGTGATGGGCGCGTAGTTGATAAAGACGAAGACTATGAAAAGATCAAAGATGAATTGTTCCAGCAAGGTATCACAGAATTAAAGGGCAAGACCCGTAAGGTTAAAACGTGGAAGATTGAACGCTACATCATGAACGGTGACACCATCTTAGAAGGCCCTCAAGAATGGGCTGGCCGTTTCTTTCCTCTTATTCCGTTATACGGCAAGATCACACATGTAGAGGGTAATACCTTTGTTCGTGGTTTAGTTCGATTCGCTAAAGATGCAAGCCGTGTATATAACACGTTAAGATCAATGATTGTTGATGCTGGAGCTAATGCGCCTATAGACCCTTTATGGATGACACCAGCTCAGATGAAGGGGCATGGCTCAACTCTAAGCAAGATTAACGACCCTAACCAACAAATTCAAACATTCAATTACGACCCTAAAAACCCCGGCATACCACAAAGAAGCGGCGCGCCATCTATACAGCAGGCATGGATTGAGCAAGCCCAGACAGCAGCCTTTGATATCACTACCGCTATGGGAGTAACACCTGGCACAGCTCAACCAATGGCCGGTACTGATTTAGATACACGATCAGGTAAAGCTATTGAAGCGCAACAACGTAGAGGTGATGTAGGCGCGTTTATCTTCATTGATAACTACATTAAATCCCGCGAATATACCTATGTAGTGTTAGTTGACCTATTGCCAAGAATATACGACACAGAAAGACAAATAAGAGTAATGCAGCCAGATGGCACAAGTGAGCTAGTGACCATTAACCAGACTGTAAGAGATGAGCAATCACAAGAGAACGTAGTATTAAACAACTTATCTCAAGGCAAGTATGATGTTGTAGCCTCTACTGGCGCGGCCTTTGCTACTCAACGGGATAAGGCAGCACAGCAATTAATCGACCTAGCCACTAATAATCCTCTGTTTGGTAATGTCACTGCTGACTTAATCGCTAAGAACTTAGATATACCGGGTAGTGATGAGCTACACAAACGGATGAGATTGCAGTTAATCCAGCAAGGTATTATCGAGCCTACCGATGAAGAAGCGGAAGAAATGAACCTTGATGAGCTAGAATCAGCCAGACAGCAAGGCTTTGAAGAAGGTGCAGCGGCTCAATTACAAGAAGCTAACACTAAGCTGATAGTAGCCAATGCTAATAACTTAGACGCTCAATCCATTAAGACTAAGGCCGATGCTGAACAAAGCTTAAGAAAGGCTGACAACATAGACATTGATAGCAATAAGAAAGCTAATGAATCAATGGTGTCATTCTTAGAAACTGTTCAGAAGCAGATGGAGCTAGGCATACCCATTGATATCAACACGCGAGACAATAGAGCCGGTCAAACTGATATAGTTGAACAGACGCTAAACATCGTTGACCCTGAGCCTAATTCCAACCAGCAAGAGTTAGTTCAAGCTATTCAGCAGCCACCACAGTAAACTCCCTCCGTCCAAGCTTAATAACCAGCCTTAGTAATCCTAGGGCTTTTTATTGCCTATCGTTTGCGTATTTCGTCACTAGTTGACAATTTCCGTCACATTGGTAAAATTACACACATTCCCTGCTTGTGGGTTACACAAGTGTCTTGCTAGGAGTTATCTAGTTCATGCCAGAATTACAGACCGCCGTTATTGAAGAGGGTACGGCACCTCAGGAAGAGGCTCAAACTTTACAAACTGAGCAAGTTAATCCAGAAGGCCAAGAATCAACTCATACAGATGAGAAAAAAGCTCATCAAGAGAAGGTTCAAGCCCAAGCCGATGAAGCGGGCATTACATACAGCGCACAAAAGCAGATTAACAAACATGTAGCGAAAGGGTGGGAGAAAGACCAGAAAATAAAAGAGGCTCATCAAGAAATAGAGCGATTACGGGCAGAAGCCCCAGCTCCTATACAAACAGGTGAGCCTAAGCCGGAAGACTTTGATTTTGATGATGCTAAGTATCAATCAGCAATGGTAGATTACAAAGTAGACCAAAAATTCAATACCTTCCAGCAAGAGCAAGTACAACAGCAAGCGCAGGTAGCACAGCAAGCAGTAGCCAGCACTTACAACCAGCGGGTGGTAGAGTTTGAAAACCAGACTCCAGACTTCCAAGAGAAGATCAGCCAATTACCGCTAGGGAATCAAGCTGTTGTAGATGCCATCATGTTAGCCGACAACGGGCCAGCAATTGCATACCACTTAGCGAATCATTTAGATGTCGCTGATAGTTTGCAGAACGCAAGCCCAACGCAAGCCGCCATGATGATTGGTCAACTATCCGCCACTGTTTCCGCTACCGTACCCACAAATTTAATAACGGATGCACCTCCACCCATCGACACGCTTAACAGCGGCGGCGGGGTCCACAAACAAGACGATGGACCGGAGAATGCCACCTATGAATAGGAAGCTAAAATCATGGCTAATAACTTATCAAGTAACGTCACAACACCCCTTGCGAAAGGGTTTCTTAAGGCTGTAGAGAGTACGCGAGTATTAACTAAAGCTGTAAATTCACAACTATTACAAGGCAAAATTAACCCTTCATCTGGGTCAACTGCCGACTTTAAACGCCCACATCAATACAACACTATTGAGACTGCTGCTGGTGACATTGGCTCGTCTACTAAGTCTGACATTATCTCAGGCAAAGCGACTGGTACTGTTCAAAACTACATCACCGTGGCGACTGAATGGGAAAACATCGAAGAAGCTACCGAGCTAGACGAATTAGCCGGTATCTTAGAGCCAATGGCCCGCGAAGCTATCACTAAGCTAGAGACTAATTTAGGCTCTTATATGATTGCTCAATCCGGTCTATCTTGGGGTACTGTTGGCACAGTTGCCGATGCATGGTCAGACGTTCAGCAAGCAGGCGCTTTAATGGAGTCTCTTGGTGTACCTCATGACAAAGCATGGAATTATGTAATGAATCCGTTTACCGCTGGCACTTTGGCTGATGCTCAGAATGGCTTAACCGCTGCTGACCAATTAGTTCGGACTGCTTGGGAAAACGCTCAAATCAGTAACAGCTTTGGCGGTATGCGCGCAATGACTTCTAGCGCATTAACTAGCTATACAACTGGAGCCGGTGCAGATCGGACTGGTAACGTAAGTGCTGATCCTGTCGTGACTTATGTTGGTCACAAAGACACCATGATTCAAGCGATTGCAATCGAAGCAATGGACACTGCATTACCAATTAAAGCTGGTGACGTGGTTGAAGTAGCAGCATTGAAACGTGTCAACTTAGATACTGGCGAGATCATTTATGATGAAGCTGGTGTTGCAGTACCTTGGCGCGGAACAGTAACTGCTGACGTAACTATGTCAGGCGGTGCTGGTACTATCCTTGTAGCTGGTCCTGCAATCTTTGAGGCTAACGGCCAATACAACACTACTAACCGCGCATTGATTGAAGATGACGTGATTGTAGTATTAGGTGCTGCTGCTACCAACTATCAACCTAACTTGTTCTTCCATGAGCAAGCCTTTGGTATAGGTACAGTTAAACTTCCTAAGTTGTATTCTACTGACACGGTTGCGACAACCTCAGACGGTTTCTCGATTCGTGTAAGTAAGTACGCAGACGGTGACGCCAATACGCAGAAAGTTCGTTTTGATATTCTGCCAGCGTTCGCAACATTCAATCCGTTCTTTGCTGGAACAGGTTGGGGCAGCTAACCAATATAGGGGCTTAACGGCCCCTTTCTTTTAAGGATCAATATGACCGATAAAATCGAATGGATTAGACCAAGCGGCAATCCTTTAACCTCTAATAACGACCCTGAAACAATAGCGAATTTAAAAGCTCTTGGTTACACCATAAAGAAAGAAGCGCCAACAGTTAAGAAAGCACAGCCTAAGCAAGTAAATAAGGCTAAACAAAATCCTAAATAGGTGATTCATGGCAACAGCGGCAAAGGTAGTAGAAAGGGCATTGGCTCAGATACTTGTTAGACAGTCAGAGGCACCATTAGAAGCCTCTGAAATGTCAGACTCTATCGACATGATGAACGCCTTTTTCTTTATGCTAGATGGTAGTGGTTTAGCTTTAGGCTATACCGTAGTCACTAGCCCTAGCGATGAGGTGACAATCCCTGATAGTGCTTTAATGATGGCTTACACCAATCTAGCTATTGTTATGGCTCCAGACTTCCACGGAGTCGTTACCCCTGCATTAATCGAAATGGCTCGAGCCTCAATGACTGCTGTTGAAACAGCCACGTTAGCACCTCCTAAAACATCAAGACCCGACACAATGCCCAGAGGCTCCGGTAATGAATGCTGGAATGGCCGTAGGTTCTATCCGGGCGAACATGCTGAATTACTTACAGAGAATAACGGATCTATTCTCTTAGAAACAGGGACGGAATAAATGGCTCATAATACCGGACAAAGTAAACGGATTTCACAGTTATTAAAAGACTCGACTTTAAACGGTGATGAGCTTATACCCTTTGCTGACCCTTCTGGAAATACCACTAAATCTATTACAGTAGCTGACTTTTTAACGGTCTTAGGTGTTAGCGGCGTATTAGTACAAGCAGGCGACCCCACAGGAAGCCCCGTACTAGGTGCTACAGGTGCAGAGAATGAGATTAGAAACCTAGAAGCAGGTTCTGGAATAATCCCCTCTCTTAGCCCTTTAAACGGCATAGAGCTTAATCATAGATTTGCATCAGGTAGTGTCGGAGTGGAAGTATTAACCGACATATCATCAGACACCCCTTTGATTCGGTCTTTAGTTGCTGGTCCTGGCATTAGTGTTGGCGCTATCAATGGAGCCATACAGATAGCAGCCGTGGCAACTCCTACATCGTCTAAAACAGTTGTTGTCAATGAAGCGGCTGATTTCCCTGCTCCAGTATCAGGCGTTATTACTTTAGCTGACAATACTGATTACTTTATAACCAATGACATTACCTTGTCTGACCGGTTTGTAATGGGTAATAGTTCGCAATTTAGAGCGGCAGGCACAGTAATTATTACACTGACCTATACCGGCACAGGGGCGATGATTACTTGCGAAGACTGCGATATTCGCTCAATGGATATCACGCTTGCTTACCCTAGCGGCTCCTTACTCGATGTTACCAGCTCAACAGCGGCAGGCATTGGTATTGTATCGTTCCAAAATACCGTATTAATCGGCGACACATTAGGCACTGTGAATTGTCGGATATTCTCTATCTTCCTATCTGGTGTGGTTTTAACTTCTGGAGGCCTAACGTTAACCGCTACAACTATGGATGTTTTATCAATTGATTCTATAACTTGGATTCAGTTTGCAGGAACGGGTATAGATTTGGGTGCAACTGTTTGCGAGAGCATTCAATCTAAAAATGGGTTTCTTACTATTTCTAGCGGTGCAACCTTTATAGACGGTCTTGCTAATTCTGGAAACATAACCGCAACTGGAGAGGGTCTAATAGGTGATATACGAGGCACAGGATTAGGGGTAGAGCTTGGGGCTAATATTGTACCTGACGACGATAGATGGGTATTTATTGCTAACTCACGCATAAGAGACACTATTAGAGATTCTATTCTATCTATGCATGGGAACACCACGGATACCGTTATAGGCACAGCAGGCATTGCCAATGCAGTTAAGGTAGCCGGTACGTTTATTGTTGGAAGGGAGTCAGGATTCACAGGAGACACTACAGGCGCTATCACCTACGACCTAGTCAATGACATTGTGGTTCCTATGACATGCACTCTTAGAGTTGAGAAAGCATCGGGCGGCGCTACTATCGTTGGGGCTGCCTTTGCTGTTGATGGAGTGGTAGACGTTAATAGCCAGATGACATGCGAATGTAGTTCGAGCGATCCTAATAATATATTTTTAACTTGGCAGAAGGAATTAAGCCAAGGTGAAGTAATAACAGTGGTTACTTTCAATGAGAGCGGAACAATTGACAACACTATTACTGACATAATCATCAGGGTTCAATAATGAGCAACACAGAGCTACCAATTGCGAATGGATTTTATGTGTCCAACTCTTTGCCCATATCGGCTCAAGAGTGCGTTAACTGGTATCCAAACATCCCACAGGCTCCCGCTCTAGGTTCGGCTGGCTTGTTTGGTACGCCTGGAGTAACTCAATTAACCACGACTGGAACAGTTCAACAGGCTAATCGCGGCGCTCATGTTAAAAATGGCGTCCCTTACTTTGTTAACGGCACTGCTCTATTTAGTTTAGATCGTACTGTAGATGCTGTAGGCGCTGAATCATTTACTACAACTAACCTAGGCACTATCCCCGGCACTGGCCGAGTATCAATGGCTGATAATGGCACTCAGCTATGTATTTTAAATAGTGATGGCGATGGCTTTATATTTAACGAGAATGCAGGCACTCCGTTTGAAGCAATAACAGACTCAGACTTTAACGCTAATGGAACGCCTCAGTTTGTAGTGTTTATAGATGGATATTTTGCATTTACCACAGATTCTAAGAAATTCATTGTATCGGCCTTAAATAATGGCCTAGCTTATAACGCTTTAGACTTTGGTAGCGCTGAAGCTGACCCCGATGAAATAGTGGGCGCTCATGTATTCCAGAATCAATTATATATTTTTGGCTCACAGACTATCGAGTCATTTAGAAACGCCCCTGTAGGTGCAAACTTCCCGTTTCAGCGTACAGGCTTAGTAATACAGAAAGGGCTAATAAGCAAATTCGCCGTAACAGATTCTAATAACTCATTTATGTTTATTGGCGCTGGTGTTAATGAGACTCCCGCTATATGGCAATTCACTGGAGCAGGCGTTCAAAAGATATCAACCACTGCAATAGATAATATTATTAATGACGCCTCACCAGAACAGCTAGGCATGGCTTTTGCTGATTCTCACGCCATTAACGGGGCTTACTTCACACGCTTCACAGCGGGCCTCAGAAGCCTTGTATACGACGCTATCACAGACCTATGGCACGAAAGAAAGAGCCGGGTTAATAACCAAGATTTAAACTGGAGAGCTAACTCAATAATTCAAGCTTACAACCGAATTATCATAGGCGACGACATAGACGGGCGCATAGGTGAGCTATCCAACGATGTCTACACAGAGTACGGCGAAAACATCATAAGAATAGTGGCCACTCAACCATTCAGCGAATTAGGCGAGCCTATTTTTGCACCATCTTTAGAATTAACTTTAGAGTCAGGCGTGGGCGATTTAGTTACTACTGACCCTCTTATAAGACTGTCTATTTCCAGAGATGGGAAGACGTTTGGCAATGAAATTCAAAGATCAATGGGCAAGATAGGCGAGTATAACCGCAGAGCTATATGGCGTAGAACTATCAACCGTGTGTCTCGTTTTGTGGTGCTTAAGTTTGAAATGTCCGAACCTGTTAAACCTGTAATTGTAAAGCTGGAGGCCACCGTTGCCTAATATTGTGCAGCCTAACCCTTTATCGAGGATTGTTGACGAAAACGGGGTAATGACTCAAGAGTTTAGGGATTGGATTCAGGACATGACCAATACAGACCTATTCACGGGTACAGGCTCACCAGAAGGCGTTATTAAGGCGAATATTGGTCGAACTTATCAAGATAATTCTGGCATTGCTGGAACGATGAGATACGCCAAAAAGCTTTCAGATATTGGAGGCGATGAGTCACAAGGATGGATATTAGTTTGATCATTAAAATAGTTGAAGATATCGAAACTATTAAAAGCATCATGCTAGCCGATGAGATATGGGAAACAATATCAGAGGATGAGATAGGGAAAGAAGACTACATCCCTGATATGGAGAGTGATTTATGGGTTGGGGCTTTTGTAGATGATGAATGCATAGGGTTGTTTAGATTTCATTCGGTAACAGGCGTAGCGCTTCAATTACATGTGCAAATTTTATTAAAGCACAGAAAAGAATATTCGATGGAAGCAATGAGCAAAGTATGGGAATGGTTTGAAGACGGGATATCAGAGAATTTTATTAAAGTAGTAGTGAGCATTCCAGCCATATACCCGAATGTTTACAAGTTTGCTTTAGCTAACGGCTTTAAAGACGAAGGCTTAAATAGAATGAGCATCAAAAAGAACGGTCATATAGTAGATCAATGGCTATTAGGAATAACTAGAGAAGAAATAAAAGGAGAGGTCAATGGTTACGGCAGTAGCAAGTGTAGCAGCGGCTAAAATAGCCAGCGATGCAAGCGGTGATGCTTCCGATGCTCAGCAAGAAGGCATACAAGCTGGTCAGAAAGTAAGCAAAAGACAAGCAGCCCTTGCCCGATCTAATATAAAGCGTTCTAGCAGCAGAGCGCTCGGCAATATAAAGAGAAGTACAAGGAAGGCTATAAACGTCTTAGACCCTGGCACAGCTCAATTGCAATTAGAAGCATTAAGCGGGGCATCAGGTCCAGAAGCTCAAACTCAAGCCTTTCAAGCGTTCCAAGACTCTCCAGAGCAAGCCTTTTTACGGGGACAGGGAGAGCAAGGGTTATTACGCAATCAGGCCGCTATAGGTGGTTTAGGTGGCGGTAATGTACGTAGAGAATTACAGCGTCAAGCTATCGGCTTAGCTTCTCAGGACTTTAGTAATAGGTTTAACCGCTTAGGTGCAGTTCAGGGCATACAAAGCCAGAGACAAGCCAATGTATCTAACTTAATAAGCAACAGAGGCCAGCAATTAGCCAATATAAAAACAAACAGAGGCATTAATCTTGCTAATATAAGAACGGGCCAAGGTACGCAACAAGCTAATTTAGCCGGTCAGCGTGGCGTTGCTGAAGGACAGGCGGCGTTTAATAAAGGCCAAGATATATTAAATATAGGCTCTAGCTTGTTAAGCGGGGTCGATTTTGGCGGCAGCGGAGGTGAACCACCATTACCTCCTCGCGGCGGTCGTGGATTTGGGTCAGGAGGCTTATAATGGCAAATGGAATTTTAAGCGGATTAGAGAGCGGCTTGCAAACAGCAGGCGATGTTTTTGGTATATTTGGCCGCAGAGGCCAAGGTCAAAACTTAGGCCAGCTTCAGCAAGGCAGACAAGAGCAGGGTATTATTGAGCAGCTAAGTCAATTACAAGACCCTTCACAGAGTCCATTGTTAGGACAGTTGGCGACATTAAATCCAGAGGCGGCGCAACAATTCACGACAGGCGGCATCTTTGGCCAATTAAGCCAGCAAAGAGAACAGCGCCTTTTTGACGATGCTAATAAGTTTAATCTCCAGCTTCAACAAGGCGATATCCAAGGCTTAACGCGAGGCTTAGAGCAGCGTATTCAGTCTATTGATTTAGCTGGAGGTGATTCTAGAGATACACGCGAAGTCTTAACAGATATCCAAGCTGGAAACATTGCAGGCGCTTCTGAAAAGCTAGGCGCGGCGGTAGAGCTAGGGCAACAAGCGGGATTCCTGCAAGCTCCTACGTCTAGAGAAGGTGTGTCA